GCAAGCACTGCTTCAAGGTATCCGCCAGGGTGACATCTGGCTTAACAAAACTAAAATTGATGCATATGGAAACCGAATCCGTGGTAACGTCTGCCTTGAGGTTTACTTGCCGTCACGAGGAACTTGCTTGTTGCAGCATGTCAATCTCGCTGCCTGTGACGTCGAAGACATCGCACCGGCTTTCGTTAAAGGTATGTCCGAATTGTGCAGTCTCCATAGCCGGACAGGCGTTGGAGAGTCTGGCGAATACCTGTCACCCGACATCGACCGACAAGTCGGACTGGGAATGCTCGGTCTTGCCAACCTCCTACGAAGGTACGGTGTAACGTACAAAGAATTTGGTAACGCTTTGGAAGTGGTCAACAGTGGTGATCAAGTCAAAGAGTTCACCCCTGCTATCACCCTTGCTCTTGAGTTCCAAAGTGGCGTCGCACAAGCTGCGTCGATTGCACGAGTTAACAACATGGATCGTGCCTTCGCTATTGCTCCTACTGCTTCTTGCAGTTACCGATACAAAGACCCGGATGGCTACACTGCCACCGCTGAGATTGCTCCTCCCATTGCCCGTCAAGTAGACCGTGATAGCGGTACGTTTGGCGTCCAGAGCTACGATTACGGTCCTGTTGAGATCGCATCGGAAGTTGGCTGGGATGCATATAAAAAAGTTGCAGACGGTATCATGCGTATGCTTGATAAAACCGGACTACTGCACGGCTACAGCTTCAATAGTTGGTCTGATGTGATCACCTATGACGAAGCGTTTATTGAAGACTGGCTGGCATCTGACCAGACTAGCCTCTACTATTCGCTTCAGGTAATGGGTGATACTCAAGACAAGACCAGTGCATACGCTGCATTGGAGGAGTCGGAGGTTGACGATTACCTGGAGTCACTTCTAAACGACCCTGCTCCTGATTGTAATTGCGGCGAATGAACCCTTATCAAAAACTCCTTGAACGTAAAAGAACTTGGACACCTGTACAAACGACTGCAGGTACTCTTGTCGAAGGTGCGGAAGAAACTATCTACCGAGCTTTGGCAATCCGACATATGGAACTTCCGGTAGGAGACTTTATTACTGATGCGCTTGGGAACGATGTACCGAAGCTGGCACGGGAAGTCCTACAATCCAATGTCCAGGACGAAATTAAACACGACCTTGCACTGGGTTATATTACCAATGCCATCGGTGTTGATGAACAAGCTGAAGCGGAAGCCATGCGCCTACGCGACGCTTGGGTTGCTCATCCGGATCACACGATCCTCAAGGCATTGGTTGCCGAACGTGCGATTTTCTTTGTGCTACTACCCTTTTTCCGTTTTAACGGAGATGCGGGACTACGCACGGTAAGTGCAGACATCTCTCGTGACGAACAAGTTCACGTGGCTGTCAATTCTTTGGTTGCTCGTGAGCTTAACCTTGAAGTTTCTCCGTCGTTGGATAAGCTTCGTAAAGCAACTATCAATTGGATTATGCAGCCACTCAAGGCTAACAATCCTAATAAATATCTGAACAAAAAATTTTGGCTGGATAGCAGTGATCGCCTGATGTACGAAGGTAAAGCACCTGAACTTGCAGAAACTAAGCGAGCACGTATGCCAGCGTTCTTTGAACATGCAAACCCCAACCTACCCCAATACGCCTAACTTACGGTTAGACGTGAGGCGTCTCCTAGAAGAACTAGAAGATGTCTTTCCACCTGTTAACCCTTCTCCTGATACTTCGTTGAATAGCATTATGTATCGTGCTGGTCAACGGAGTGTTTTAGAGTGGATCGAAAACCGACTTATTGAGGAATCTTAATCATGGGCGCTGGTGCACAACGTCGTGAACATCACAGACAAGAAGAAGCTCGGCGGCAAGCTGGTATTGAAGCAGATCGTCGTCGTAGAGAAGAAGAAGCACGTCAACGTGCATTACAAGAACAACTAGCACGTCAACGAGAAGCAATGATGGCTCAAACTGAAGCCATGCGTGAAGCTATGACCCCCGACATTCGTAAGACTGTTGGCGGTACCTTGGGTGCTCGAAACATCGGTATCCGGACTGCACGTTCTACTCGTCAAAGTGTGCGTGGACTTTCTCGTGGACTCGCTGCTCTCCGTATCCCACTTAACATCGGTGGTGGTTCCGGCAGCGGTCTAAACATCTAACACTGGTTAATTAAATGCAAGCTAAAAGCAGGTATGATCATCTATCCAGTTATCGTTCCCAGTTTCTAGACACAGCGGTTGAGTGCTCTAAGCTCACCATTCCTTACCTCATCCAACGGGATGAGTACAGAGTTACCCATCAAAAACTGATTCAACCTTGGCAATCCGTAGGTGCTAAGGGTGTAGTGACACTGGCATCCAAGCTGATGCTGTCCCTCCTGCCCCCTCAGACTACGTTCTTCAAGCTTCAGGTACGTGATGATAAGCTAGGCACTGACCTGCCTGCTGAGATCCGTTCTGAGCTTGACCTAAGCTTTGCCAAGATGGAGCGTATGGTGATGGATTCGGTTGCTGCTTCCAGCGATCGTGTCGTTGTTCACCAAGCTCTTAAGCATCTTGTTGTTGGTGGTAACGCTCTTATCTTTATGGGTAAGGATGGGTTGAAGCATTACCCACTCAACCGCTACGTTGTCGATAGAGATGGTAATGGTAACGTAATTGAGATCGTAACCAAAGAACTAATTAACAAAAACCTTCTACCTCCTGAAGTGATTAAAGAACCTCTTCCTGTTGTGGATGAGAGTTTCTCACATGAGGATGATGTAGAAGTTTATACACATGTACGTCTAGACAACAACCGCTGGCTCTGGCACCAGGAAGTCTATGGCAAAAAAATTCCAGGCTCCGATAGCAAAGCTCCAAAGGATGCTAGTCCTTGGCTTGTATTGCGCTTCAATTCTGTCGATGGCGAAAACTATGGACGGGGTAGAGTTGAGGAATTCTTGGGAGATCTTAAGTCGCTTGATGCACTCTCCCAAAGCCTCGTAGAAGGCTCTGCAGCAGCCGCTAAGGTCGTCTTCGTGGTATCACCCTCAAGCACGACTAAAGCACAGACGCTGGCGAAGGCAGGCAACGGTGCGATCGTTCAAGGCAGACCTGAAGACATCGGTGTTATCCAAGTGGGTAAGACTGCTGACTTTAACACTGCTATGACATTGATGCAGCAGCTTGAGCGTCGGTTGTCTGAGGCATTCCTTATTTTGAATGTCCGTCAATCTGAACGCACTACTGCTGAAGAGGTTCGCCTCACTCAACTTGAACTTGAACAGCAACTCGGTGGACTATTCTCCTTGCTGACTGTTGAGTTTCTTCTTCCTTATTTGAACCGCAAGATGCTGGTTCTTCAACGCAGTGGACAACTACCACGTATTCCTAAGGATCTGGTTAATCCTACTATTGTTGCAGGAATCAATGCTCTTGGTCGTGGTCAAGATCGTGAGTCTCTCACTTCCTTCATCATGACTATTGCCCAGACTCTTGGACCTGATGCACTGATGCAATACATCAATGCTGACGAAGCCATTAAACGTCTGGCAGCTGCACAAGGTATCGACGTACTGAACCTTGTTAAGTCTATGGAGCAAATCCAACAAGAACAAGCTGATGCTGCTCAAGCACAAGAGGATCAACTCATGATGCAACAAGCAGGTCAAATGCTTAAATCACCCCTGGCAGATCCATCCAAGAACCCTATGGCAGCTGAGACTGTCAATGCGGCGATGGGTGAGGATGTCATTCCCCCAATGCAATAACTATGGCAGAAATTTTATCTTACGATCCAGCTGGTGATCCCGAAGTTGTCGGTGCCATGGAAGCCGACCAAGCTGAGTCTCTGGCTATTGGAGAAGAGATGATCAACCAAGCTAACGCTCGGTTGGCTGGAAAGTACAAAGATGCACAAGAGCTTGAAAAAGCTTACATCGAACTTGAAAAGAAACTTGGTTCACGTGATGGACAAGAAGAAGAAACGGCGGAATCAGAACCTCAAGATCAGCAGGAAGAACGGACTGAGTATTCTCCGCAGATCGAAGCCATTAGTCGGGCTGCAGAAGAATTCAACTCGAAAGGTGAACTGAGTGCTGAGACACTTGCTCAGTTTGAGCAGATGTCATCTAAGGAACTTGTTCAAGCTTACTTTGAGTATGAGCAAGGTCTTCCTGCAATGGATGCACCTCAATCCGTTGAGCTGTCACAAGGAGACATCAACAGTATTCAAAACTCTGTAGGTGGTGAAGCTGCTTATCAACAACTCGTTGGTTGGGCAGCACAAAATTTCTCCGAAGCTGAGATCCAAGCCTTCGATAACGTTGTTGATTCTGGTAATGTTGCTGCAATCAATCTTGCTCTTGCTGGACTCAAAGCACGTTACACTGATGCCGTTGGCTACGAAGGAAACATGATTCAAGGTAAAGCTGCTGCCCCTGCTGACACATTTAAGAGTCAAGCAGAGGTGGTGCGGGCAATGTCCGATCCAAAGTATGATCGTGATCCTGCATATCGTGATGAGATCATGCAGAAACTTGCCCGATCCGATCTTAAATTCTAAATGAACGACACAAACATCTGGGCTAAAGAGCCACCCCTCATTATGACTGATCATCCCTACGGTGTTCCACATAACGAACGAGCTGAGCAGCTCAACGGTCGCCTGGCTATGCTTGGCATCATGGCTGCTTTTGGCGCTTACGCGCTGACTGGACAAATCATTCCTGGTATCTGGTAATGCCTCTTAAGAAGGGTAAGTCTAAGAAGACAGTTTCATCCAACATTGAAAAACTGAAGATCGAAGGCTACCCTCAAAAGCAGGCAGTAGCTATTGCACTCAGCAAAGCTGGTAAATCTAAAAAGAAAAAGTAATGGCTAAGCCTGGTCTCTACGCAAACATCCACGCCAAACGTAAGCG